GAAACCCATTCTGTATGCCGATCGCATAGGCTTCATATCTCGTTTTAATGTCAGCGCGCAAAATACTATCGACATTAAACTTCACATAATAGCCAGCGTCTAGTTCACTGTCTAGGAATAACTTGTACGTCATTTCCTGCTCGTACATCGTTAGAATTGGGAGCAGTGTATCTACGTAGAATTGCCGTTGTTGCTCCGCCACGTTTGTGTGGGTCGCCCGGCTTAAATCGTTGAGTTGGTGCATCTTAATTCCGAACGCTGTAGCGATCTGCCGGATCGTGAGCTCGGTGTTTTCCAAAAACTGCGCATCAGACATCGTTAAGCTGATCGGCTTAAATTCGTACCCGATCGGCATGAGCGCGATGCGGTGACTGTTTTTCAGTCCTGAAGACATTTCCTCGAATTTTTCTCGGAATTTCTTCTGCGCTTCCGGGTTTAGATCGCCAACATACTGGACGATTCCTTTCACTTGCAGCCCTTGCTTGTAAAAATTATTGATAAATCGGCCGGCCGCCGCCGCGTTTTCGACCGTCGCTCGTAAATAATCAAGAGGAGGAATGCCAACAATGCCGTCGAGCGTAACGCCACTTTTAAAGTGCAATAGTTCATTAGGCATGAGCTTCCGTCTCTCTGTTCCGACATCGACTTCATACCAGATGTGATTTTTACTGCTGAAAAGGCCGATATCGTCGATCCAAATGCGCACTTTACCCGCATCGATCGGCCAAAGCCCCACAATCCTGCCCTTTTCGTCCGTCTCAATGTTGACGTATGCATTACCGTGTATGTTCCGCTGCGTCTCATTGCATTTGGCGAAGTCAGATGCCGACATATACGGGTTGGGCCGAAGCTTTAGCAACTTATATAAATAGTGTTTCACTGCCTTATTGATGCCATTTTCACCCTCGAGATAAATCTTTAAAGGGAGTTTCGACAACGATTCGGCCAAAATTTTGATACAAGCGTAAACGGTTGCCTCTTTCAACGCGTTTTTTCCGTAAACATTGACCTCACTAGGAGAAATGCCGAGAAAATCCAAAAGCGCCGGATTGTTTAGGCTATATTCCGCATATTCAGTACTTCTTCTTTCTAAAACCCGTCGGAAAAACATTCAGTTCTCACCTCCCTCACGGTGGATAACGCTTCGGTGGATGGCGCGCTGCAAAAATCCCGATGGCTAAACATGTGCAACCAAGCACATACAGCCCTGCCGTCACGCTTAACCGGAATGTCGCCATGTTAATGAACAGGAGACCAATGAAAATAAAAAAATCTTCCGTGTAATCACGAAAGATTCTCTGCAATTTCTTCACTTTATCAACCCCACAGTCTGTCTAAAAAGTCATCGGTCGCAAATTCCGATACGTCAACCGACTCGGCGTTCGCAAACATCGCCCGGGCATGGGCGTTAATGAGCGCTGCCAGTGGGTCGATTCGGTCTGTGCTTTTCGATTTATCAAGCATTATGTTCTCTTGGGCATCTTTTCGTGTCACCGCGTTGCCCACGGCCCATGTGAGAACAGGATTTTGATTATGAATGATTTTCTTTTCAAACACTTTTGTCCGAAAATTTTTCGTCGGCTCCGTCAAATAACGAATCCCCTGCGGAATTTCTATCGTCGTGAAACCCTCTGCCTCAAGCTCCTGCATTAAATGCCGCGCATTGTACTTGTCGTAGCAAATTTCCTTCACCAAAACGCCGTATGTTTCCTCAATCGACTTGATATATTCGCGCACAAACGTGTAATCGACGACCACTCCCGGCGTGGCCGTGATCCAACCCTGGCGAACCCACTGATCAAACGGCATTTTATCCGTTTTGACCCGCTCATCGAGCTTTTCTTCCGGAATAAAAGAGTGGGATAACACCACAAATTGACCGTCATTCAACGGAATTTCGATGGAAACGCTCGTTAAGTCAGTCGTGGCCGACAAGTCCACGCCCACATACGCATCCAATCCGCTGATATCCGGCAGGTTTTCCGCGCCGCAGGCCGCCCAGCGCTCGGCCGAGATATAGGCTTGCTCTCGCTTATTGATCCAGACATTCATGTTTTTGGTTAAAAAATCATCCATTTTGTCCGGTTTTTCAAGCGCTTCTTTGAGCTTGGCGCGAATATTTTCAATCCCTTCCGGATAGGAAGCCGCAATCGGGTTCGCTTTCAGCCATGCCTTTTCATCCTTAATGTCGTCAATCAGATTTCCGTCCTCGTCTTTATCCAGTTCGTTGACCATCGCAAAGTATTGATCGTTCTCTACCGGGTTGTTCGGGTCTAAAAGCTTTGAAACATATTGATATTCACTTCGATAGCAAGGATTATTTAAGTTCGTGCCGGCCGTTGTGATAATCATTAGCAACGGCTGTGCCCTAGCAATCATACCAGAGTCAAGAATATTGTAAATTTCGTCCGTTTCGTGGGCGTGATACTCGTCAATAATGCCGCATTGTGGGTTTAAACCATCGCCAGTCTTCCGGTCCTCTTTGGAAAGGGGCCGTATAATGGACCGGCTTTTCGGATGATGGATGGCCCCATACTTCACTTCATATTTTCCTTTCAGTTCAGGGCATCCGGCCAGCATTGCCTCGGTTTCCTTCCAGACAATTCTCGCCTGTTCCGTTTTCGTTGCACCGATGTACACCTCTGACATGCTTTCTCCGAACGCCATCGCCTCATAGGATGCTACACAAGCCAGGCTTTGCGACTTGGCGTTTTTCCGGCCTACTTGCCAATATCCCTTTTTGAAGCGCCGGTAATCTGTATCCTTGTGCACCCATCCGTAAATATTGCCGAATACAAATACTTGTATTTCATGGGGACGGATATGCTGCCCTTTTAACACGCCTTTGGTATGCTTAAAGAGCGTCATCCACTTCAGAAAGCGCATCGCTTTCGTTTCGTCAAAGATATAGGGGAAGGCATCGGTTCCCTCACGCTCAATATCCCGCAAAAAACGCAGGCAAGCCCATTTATGTTTCTGGCAGGCGATCACCCGGCCGTCGATGACATCATGGGAGTAGTCAATGAGCCATTGTTTCAGGCTCATACATCACCAAACTCCTGTTCAAACGGCGTCGGCTGCTTTGGTTCTTCTTTCGGCAAAGCAAGTTTCGCCCGGGAGCTTGGCGTCAATCCAAATTCAACGGCCAGCGATTTCATTTGCTCGTGCAGCTGCTTTTTCTTCGTGAGGAGAGGGTGAGGCACCTTGTTCGTTTCAGCCGCCTTGTTCGTATACTCCACCATCAGCCCTTCCTCCTCGATGATCTGCGAGCACTTAACATAGTTAGAATAGGCATCGCAGTACAAGGCAAGAGCATTCACATCGACATTCGTGACCAGCCCAATCTCTTTCAGTTCCTTCACGATCCGCTTAAACTCCTTCTTGGCCACACCGTCGAGCCAGCCCGGAGGTCTCACCTTGTCGTCATTCGGCCGGAGCTTCGCCTCGGCCTCCTTCCGGGCATCGATTTCCTTTTTCGTCAAATGCTTTGTCCCCTGAATTAAAATCAAGTCAACCGGCTTCGCACGTCGGCCCACTTTCAACACCACCTCTCGTTCGAATTTTCTCCAAAAACTGTTAACCCCCTTTTACGTCAAAAAGGGAACTTTGTGCACGCTGAGGGGGGCGCGCGGTCCAAAGCCGCCCGGTGAAAAAATTTTTACCCCGCCCCCTCCCCGTACTTCCTTTTGTCCTCGGATGTTTTTCTGTTGTGGCATGGGTTGCAAAGCGACTGCAAGTTGTCTAATGTTAGGCGTAACGACCAATCAACCCGCACCGGTATAATATGGTCTACGACATCGGCCGGCGTGATACGCTTCTTAGAAAGGCAATGCTGACAAAGATATTTGTCACGAACCAACGCGGCCTGTCGTACTCGCTGCCACTCTTTGCTCTTATAAAACTCTCGTGCTTTCCGATCACGGAGATGCTCATCATAGTACCGATGTCGTTCTGCTTTGCTTTGCTGTTCTTTGTGCTTATGCTGCTCACAGTATCGTCCTTGCGTTAAGTGCGGACAACCTGGAACGGAGCAAGGCTTCTTCGGTCTGCTCGGCATAAAATCACTCCAAACAAAAAAGCACCCCGAAGGATGCTACAGTTTTAACCAATCCCTTATTTCTTTAAGTCCTTTGTACGTTTTGGCCAAAGCGCTATTTTCTTCTAAAAAGTCCAGACCTTTAAATGTAATTTTCGCCTTGGATAACCAAGCGTAAACAACTTTATTGCCGATTCCGCCTCGTTGAACAACAACATTGGATGCTAAACCTTCATCTCTAATCAATTCACAAATTTCTCCCCATTGCTCAAGTTCTAAACCATAGTCATCACGTTTAGGCTCATTTCCTTGTTGAATTTCTTTTAGAATACTATAAATAATTTTCTTTCTGTTCATTTACACCACTCCTTCCGCCTACTCAATACGACAAAAGGAGGTAACATCCTACAAAATTCATTCGTCAAATTTTGACAAACAATAGGTATTTGTCCTTAACACATTGAATAAATACATACACAGAGAGAAATCGGGAATTAAGGAGTTGGTAAACTTGGCGAAGAACACTGGGGACGGTTATAGAAAGGGAGCAGTAAGAGACCGCTCCCAAGTATATAATCCCAAAATCGATTCTTGGATTAAACGCGGTGAAGATGGACGTTTTATGGACGTTAAAACATCCGATAACAAACCATTTAAAGGCGTACGAAAAGAAAAATAACCATTAAGGTCACTTTCCCGATTTCTCTCCTTGAAACAGAAACGCCACTCCGGTCAGAGTGGCGCTGCATAAAAAGTGAAGGGGGAATTTAAGCTTTATTCAACCCGCTCTATACTACCATCATATCACCTCCGCGACCAAACAGTCCGCCAAAAATCTGCCTTTTTTCTGCCACTATTATGTCAACTCTACTTCACCAATGCCGACTCCCCCGCTTCCTATTCGTTGTAAACATCCGCTTGGCCATCTCATGCATTTCATCTTTCGGTTTGCTGCGAATAATGTTCGACACGTCCACTGTCGTGAGCTTCCGCTTCCCGATCCGATATCCCTTTTTGTTTAGCTCCTGCACCACCTTTGTGACACTTTCCAGCTGCACATACAAGTAGACCGCTTCCTCTTCCATCGTGGTTGGTGTGTAGTTTTCAATCATTCGAATATATTTTTGTAAATATTCGATACGCTTTTTCGCTTCTTCGACTAACACTTGCTTTCCCTCCATGACTTCACTTCAATTTACAGACTGATGCACTCGCCGAATGGCTCAACCCCTTGATAGTTCTAGCCTCAAGACCTTTTCTTTTATGAGTGCACCACACGCTTTTTTATGATGTACTACAGGGCAAAAAATTAAATTTTATACTTCAGCATTGCTCTATCCATCGCATCTTGGTTGACGCCAATGTACTTCAACGTGATGTGAGGGCTGGAATGGTTGAACAGCTCTTGGAGCATAGCCACGTCTTTGGTCTGCTGGTAAAAGTGATAACCGAATGTCTTGCGAAGTGTATGCGTTCCCACCTCGTCCAACGACACATATTCGGCTGCCTCACGAAGGATGCGATAGGCTGTCGAGCGATCAATAGGCCGATTTCCTCCTTGTCGGCTTCGGAAGGC